TTAATGACCATTTTTCATGGAGTCGTATTGGCGCTCGCAGAGTCGCCCGGCTTCTGCTGCCCGGTCAGCGTATTCTGCCAGTTGTCGATTTCGTTCGAGAGATTTGCTGAACACGTCGGTAAGCAGAATTCCGGTGTCTGCGGCTGACGGGCCAGCGCCGACAGTGTTGGCATATTGTCTGAGTTTGCTCCTGATACTGTCGAGTTGCTGCTGCAAGCCGCCAGCGCGCTGAGCGGCAAGCATAGCATCATTACGCGCCTGATCAATCTTGCGTTGCGCTTCCTGTTCATCATGTGCTTTCTCCTGCTCACGTTCTGCTTTGGCTTTAGCGTCTGCATCAGCCTGGTCTTTTTTGGCCTGCTCAATCCCGGCGTTGTATCGGTTGTCGCCGTGCACGTTCCAGGCAACGACAGCAAAGACCACCAGTGCGATAGCGACGGCGGCCACGGCAAGCTGTCGCCAGTATGCTTTCAGGATTGCGGCGATCATAACAGCGCCTTTTTAGCGGTAAGGTAGCGCGCCCGTCGGTCATCGATGCCATTCTGGCCGCCATTGATTATCTGCGTGACGCGAACCAGATCGCCCGTATATTTCAGGCATCCTTTCGATGCATAGAACCATGCCGCACTGCGGGCCGCGTATGCGTCCTGCGCCAGCAGTTCAGGCTGAGCCACCAGATCGACTTTCAGGGCATTGCCGCAGTCACGGTAATTCGTCAGGCCGGTGATCTGAATAAGCCCGCGTCCCCGATAAAACCAGCCATCAGTCGGCCCGTTGTTACCCATACGCTTGCTGTAGACCAGATTGGCAATTGCACGCTGGCGTTCCAGTGGCAACGATGGTTCACCCTGACGGCGGCCCAGCGCATTCGCCTGTGCCTTAGTGATGCGCCCGGCACGGACAAAATCAGCCAGGCCAGCAACGCTGTAATTGAAGCTTTCGACAAGTGAGCTAAACCCTGCGCTTTCGTGCCCGGCCTGGGCAATGAACATCGCCTGATCGTCAGGGGTAGTAATGCCAAATTCCCGCATTGCTGCGGTGATATGCGGGAACCAGCGCGCAGCGGCAGAACCGTTCAGGCCAGAAGCTTTCTGAAACTGATTAATGTCCATGTTGAGACCTCGATATTTTGAAGATCTGCACGACATTCCCCTTCGTCTTGAGGATTGCCGCCAGGAATACAGCGTTGATGATGACCTGTGACCAGTCGACGGAGTAGTAGCCATAGAATGTGCGTACCGGAATGCTCGCGCTGACGACGATCACGACGTAGGCAAGCCATCCACCCCACCGGCGGTGGCGGGCACCGTCCCGGCGGAATAGCAAAACACGGACAGCAATGCCCGCGCAGATGATGGCGTTGATAAGCAGAAGCACCTCATGACTGATCATCGTTTTTCCCTCCGGGCAATAAATCTCGCGGATTGTCAGAACGGTGATACAGCCAGATGCCGATGCGTACAGCGACGATAGAAGACACGAAAGCGCCGACAGAGAAAACAATGCCCGCCTCGAATGAGTCTTTCGTGATTGTGGGAATCAGGCTGGCAAGGCCTATGATTATGGATGCCGTGGCTTTGTAGAATAACAGGCCACATACGAAACTTAGCAGGCTTAACAGCAGGCGGCGCCGGATGGGATATTCAATCGCCGAGGTAACAAAAATCACCGCCCCGGCCAGTGCACCTAACGCCACCTCCGGAGGAACCCCGGCGAATACCGATGCCAGAGCCCCCAGGCTAAGCCCCTGATTCAGCGTATCCGCTGTCACATGGGACATGTTGACCACCGTTTATTGTGCATAGCGTACCCCCTTAGTTGGTAAGCTAATCATACACAATAAACCGTATACGGTTAATTATTACCACAGATAATTCCTAAATGCGCACTGGTTCCACCCACCATTTCTTGCGCAAGTTGAACATCTCCGTTAACTGCTGGCTATAGTGGTGATAGAATGTTTCACTTACACAAATTCTTACTTAACACAAATTTGATTGTTTTTAATGCAAACGGAATAAATCGTAATGGGATTTTTAAGGCTATTTTTGGCGTTATGCGTTATTGCTGGGCACTCTAGAACGCCTGTATTTGGTTATGTCGGTGTAAACTCTTGGTATGCTGTGAATCTGTTTTTCATTATATCAGGCTTTTACATGGCGATGGTTCTCAATGAGAAATATAAAGATGCTCCAGTTTTGTCATTCTACAAAAGCAGGGCTCTTAGGTTATATCCAACTTATTTTGTTGGTTTAATTATAGCTTTAATTGTCTCATGGGATGTATACGCTCAAGCTTTTTCATTGCTTTCCATTAGTTCAAAAATATTGTTCGTTATACAGAATACATTAATATTTGGTCAGGATACTTCATTTTTGATTTGCGCAAAATTAGCTACCGGAGCATGTCAAAACCCAATACTAATGACACCAAATCCTCCTGCTTGGTCGCTTAGCGTTGAATTAATATTCTATATTGTAGCTCCATTTATTGTTAAATCACCGATAAAGACATTTGCGTATTTTGTTTTTGGTCTTATTTATTTACTGATGTTAAATTTTGTTTCTTATCCAATATCATCATTATCACTATTTAGCATTGCACAAAACACATCGTTCTTCTATTACTGGTACCCATCATCTTTCGTATTCTTTGCGATGGGAGCAATGGGATATCAGTTTAGCAAGGGAATGATTAGCGGTAAAATATACCCTATAGCGATAATTTCATTCATTGCATCGACATACACGGTAACAATAATGCCACTTTGGCAAATGGCAATTATAGGTGTTGCTATCCCAACACTATTTTCAATAACAAAACACAATAAGATAGATAGAATTATAGGGGAGATGTCATTCCCTGCATATATACTCCACTTCCCAATTCTAACATTCATTGAAAGACATGTTTCTGATTATCCATATATATTTGAAAATGTAACTATTGGCACGACTGTTGCGTTGTGTAGCTGTACGATTGGCTTGATTCTTTATTTGACGATGGAGAAATATCTGGATCGTATAAGGCATGATAGATTTTCATTTTCAGGTAGCTGCGAAGCGCCAGCATTTGTTAAATTTATAATAATACCAGCAATTTTATCCATGCCATTGTTTACGATTGCTTATATAGTTTATCAATAGATAAAAGGGGCATCAGCCCCTTTTTATTAGTACCCGAAAATGCTTACCCCTCTTGAAAGCAGGGAATATTTCTGCGTTCCTGCTGCGATAGTCCCTACAATATTGAACACAAGACTTGATGCTGTTGATGCATCTGAATTGTAAACTGCCCTCACATTAGTTGCACTAATGATTTGCAGATCCGCATACACAGGAACGGCAGTAAAGGATGCCTGAGATACTGACAGAGTGACAGAAGTTTGCCCAGAGGTTGCCGTAAATGTGTTGATGGTTGCATAGTCGTATAACTTAGTTGGCGACATGTATTCCGGGAATACCACAGGCAGGCCTCCAGCATTCAAAGCGTAAACATTTGGGCCAATTTGAATATTTGTGTTGGCAGCAGCAATGGCGGCAACTCCAGATCCACCAAAGAATGTCCCATACTTAATATCTGAAAATGTATTCCCGCATTCAACCACATTGTTGATTGGTTGAGATCCGGTAAAAAATACACCATATGTTTCACCAGATACACCGAAGGCACTAAAGGTATTACCGGTTATTGTTATACCCTTGATAACAGTGGATGAGTAGGCGTTTGTCAACTGAATAGCCTTGCCGCCATCCTTCTGTAGAGCAAATCTGTTACCGATAATATCGATGCTGTCTGCGCTGCTGCTAGCGTTGTTGCTGATTGCAATTACTGCGCCATCAGCAGTAAGTTCACCGTTAGCGGAAATGCTTACACCGAAGCTGCCATCAAGGAAAAAGCAGGTCTGACTGAAATCACTAATCTGGTTACCGGTTGCGTTGATAGCCAATGTCTGGACTGCGTAGAGACCAGTTATTCCGTATACCATGTTGTTAGCGGTCATATTGACACCCTCGGCCCTGCCTCCACTCTGAGTTACTCGAGGTGGAATATATACAGGGTATGACATGCCAGTAAAGTTGTTCTGACCGATAAATACGCCCATTACGGACGAGTTCATGTTATTGGTGAATGCATACCGGATACCATAACCACCATTAACCACCTTGGAATCCTGGACGGGGTTATGGAATATATTTCCTGTTATCTTTATTGCCCATATGCCAGATAACAGGATTCCTGTCTGGCGAAGACCTTTCATCTCAAAATGACATTCTTTAATACTGTGCGGAGCTTTACCAGATCCAGTCCAGATGGTTGAGGCATTGATGCATACAGCATCATCAACACTTGGCTTGAACTTAATTCCACACACTACGGCCGTGTAAAGATTACCGCTTGGGTCAATCTCACTAGCTGTAAAAGCAACCAACGTGCTGGCTGAACCACCAATTGACGATGAAGGCCCGCAGCCGTACAAAGTGAAATTGATATTTGGTATGGTTGCAGTTTTATTAATATTTAAATTACATCCAGATGGAATAAAAACACCCGATGCACCAGACAAACAAGCTGCTTGTAATGCAGCCCAATCAATAGAATCTGACAGAGATGTAGCGAAAGGATAGACCGTTTGTGCTGCTGACAAAGTAGAGTAGCGCTCAGAAAGAGGGTGTAATGCCCCATCACCGATAACACCAAAGTCTTTAACAGATACAACGTCCCTCATCTTATCCTGAAAGGTTCGGTAAACAGCACCAATACCTGATTGCAAAAACCATCCAAATCCACCAACCACACCAGCGATAGCTCTTTCAACATATGCCCGCATAGTGCGATTATTAACCGCATCCTGGTCTGCTGTTGCATCTGCTAAGTTGGCTATCTTATTTTGTTGTGCGTCATAGTAATTGGATAATGTGCTTGGTTTTTTTAACGATAAGCCAAATAAACTTAATGCCCTTTGAATAAGCATTGTCAGCTTGTCGAAAGCATTCTCATGCACTTCGGCAAAGAATTTACCCTGGTTACGAAGATCTGTTTCCTGCGTAACTGGAAGAACACGAGTGATTGAAATTTTCCAGCCACTGGTAAGTGGTGTAGACAGCGTTACATTACCGCCCGTGTAACCACCGGCCCCGCTAACCGTATAGTTGGTATCAAGGATCAGCGTCGTCATATTCTGGCTCAGGTCCAGAATGGTCACGACAAGGTCCGATTTTTTGAATACCCTGAACGTATAAGGAAATTGTGTCGTCACACCATTCCCTACGTAATCATTGTGATCAACCTCTGTTGATACTGTCATCGCACTGTCTCCACCTGTCGCAACGTTCCGGTACGCTGCTTCTGGAGACATTCTATTACCTAAAACCCTAATTAGGATTATGCTGTGTTTTTTATTACCCTTATGGTAATTAAATATCTACTGGTGTAGACAAAAGACCTCTGTTATATGTATATATATACAGTGATTGCATGGAGAATACAAAATGCAGTGTCAGTATGATCACCCTCTGGAAACCGGCTTTGAAGAAAGAATTCATACAAACGAAGGCGTCAGGTCGCTTGTCAATAGCTCACATCTGATGACGCTTTTGCGAGAGCTAAGCGATGATGGCTTTAACGTTGATGGGGCAATGGCCGAGCTTGTTGCTCTGATGAACTACGTAACAAGCTCGCAGATGTCGATGAAGGATTTGCAGGCGCATCTGGATTACTGTGCAGAACAACTACGGCAACAGTTGCGCTGATACTCAGGCCGCGTGGCGGCCTGGGTTTAGCTTTCTGCTTTTTCTTTAAAACTGCACCACGCAAAAACAGCAGAAAACGCGATAAGGCCGAACGATAATGATCCGCCCCATATCAGTTTTTGAATAACTGCTCCGGCAAGAAATGCCAGAGCCAGCCAAAGGTAAATGCGTTTCTGTTCCATATTATTTCCCCAGCATAAATTGCGATGGCGGGATCAGGAACGTATTCCCCTGCTCTCGCTCTGCCCGACGCTGGTAGCGCTCAAGTGAGCCAGGGTCCAGCGCATCCTGAATGCGGTTAAGGATTAACCCATTCATGGCGGTACGCAACCAGAATACGTTCAGGAAAGGCGTATTGTCCAGCGCTGTGCGATACCAGTCACCTGATTTTGCGTCTCCGCGCGTGGTCTGTTGCAGCAGCGTAATAAGGGTATCAGCGTTTGATGCCGCCGGGCCAAGTAGCGATGTAACCGGCCCTGCTCCCATCCTGCTTACCTGACCAAACATAAAGTCACCAAGAATACCAAGGCCACCACCCTGCAATGCTGCAGCACGGAAAGTGCTGGCATCTGCCGGGCGCGGCGTCTGCCCCTTGAGCATAAGCTTTGACTGCATCGAAATGTAGCCGAACAGTGTTGCCCACACGAACAGATTTGCCGTGCCCACGAATGCGCCCTTGCCGTTACGCAGTAATGCGTTGGTCAGCGAGGTGGTCTTTGACTCTCCGAGTCCGGCCGGGGTATAGCCTCGCCCAAATACCTCGCGGCCCAGCACGTTCTGCAAGAAGCTTGCGGTGAATGATTTATACTGCCATGCAAATCGGTTTACCTCACCAATAACTGTACCCGGTACAGTACCCATCTTCATAAATGCCTGGGTGCGCTCTCCAGGTTCTGACATCGCGATATTCAGACGGTCAAGAACATACCCGCGTAACTGCCCTTCCAGCGTTTCACGCGCATCTGCAATCGAGCGATCGGTGACTTTCAGGCCTTTACCTTCAACATAGGAGGAAATCACCTCATCCGGCACGCCACGAATACCGCTGCTGGTCATGAACTTACGGCCTTCGGCATCGGCCATGTCCATTTTGCGGTAAATCTCCCACTCAGGATCGCCAATGCCGTGCAGATCAAGCACGCGCCGCAGGTCTTCCGGCAACTGTGCATAAGTGTGTTCGGCATTTTTCGCCAGCCAGTTGGTGATCATCATGGCGTTGCTGTTGCGCCCGCTCTCGGTCCAGAAGTTCATGAGGTTGTATTTAAAGAACAACTGCTGAGCGCGGCCCATTTTACCTGTTAGAGTATCGTCACCTGAGATGCGGCGGATGATCTCCTGTGTCATGGCGTCTGAATATACTCCGATAGACGACAGGATTTCTTTCTGCTCTGCGCCACTATAGCGGCTGAAACGCCCCTTCATCGCAGTGAGCAGTGCTCCCATGAAGTTCTGGCCCTGATAGCGCATCTCAGTGGCTGAAATTGGCACATCGTTAAACGATGAGATGACAGCGCCGCCAAGCTGAGACATGCGCAGCCATCCACGGATTCCGGCGGACACATTCGCCATGCCGACGCTACCAGGGATATTCAGTGAACCGTCTATCTGCGGCATGGTTGTACGGTTAAGTCGCCTGACCTGGGATGCAAAATCAGCCTGAGCTGCAGGTGACGCCGTTCCGCGCAGGTCTTCCGCAATGGTATCAGCCAGATATTTGAACATGTTGTTCGGGTTGGTACCGAGTACACGCATCATACCCGTGCTGCGCGCTGCATTATTCAGCCCACCAAAAAGCGCCTCACGCAGGCTTCCGGATCCGAACTGCTGGTTGTATTCATGCCATGAAACCCCGTCTTTAAAGTGCAGTACGCGTTCCTGGCTGGCGCGTTTCGCGGCATTCTGCGAACCTTTGAAGCCGTTCATCCAGTCCGGCTTATCACCAGACAGGTGGATACCTGATGCCAGACCTTCATAGACATTTTTAAGGAACTGCTCGCGGTCGGTAATGCCGTCAAATGTCACATCGTCCAGCCGATGGAGGATGGTATTGCGCCATGATTCGTACCCGGCGGCGCGAATTTTAAGGATGTCATGCGACTGGCGAACGATATAGCCTGGCACTTTACCAATCCACGCCCCAGCACGGTTTTGATCCGTGCGCGCAGACTCCTGCCACTTCGATATTATTTTTGCAGCTTCAATGGATTGCCATGTCATGCCGTCAAGCTTTTCACCACGGCCAATACGCCACATTGCATCTGCAATTTCACGGTCATTGCTGCCGCTACTGATGAATTTCACCAGTCCTGCCTGATCAAAGTCGTAGTTGATGCCGGAGTTGTACTTGCCGCGAAGCTGGGCAACCTCCGACGCCACCGATCGGCGGGAGCCGGTACGGGCATCATTGCGGCCAACGAGCATTGCCTCCAGCCCGATATCAGGTCGGTCCTTCCAGGTAGTTCGCAACTCGCCCAGGCGCTGGGCAGCAATACGGGTATTGATCGCTTTGTTGCGGGCCTCGATAACTTTCGCCAGTTGATCGCGGTTGCTGAGTTCTTCGGCGGCGCGCAGGGCTGCTTCTTCCAGTGACAGAGCTTCATTCCCGGCCAGAATGCGGTTAGTCGTGTCATTCATATTTTTAACCAGCGATTCCATTTCCTGCTCGCTGAGTTTTCGCCCTGCCGCCGCGTTAACGGTCATCTCGCACTGCGTCAAAAATTCATTTGCCATTACAGCCCCCGGTTAATCATGCATGCGGCAAACGCGCGAAATGCCTTGCCAAGTGAATTATCGTTTGCCTCTGCCCGGATGGCAGCAATATTCTCGCGCATCGAGGCAGCCATTTCAGGGTTAGTGGTGGCAATATCATTTAGTAGGGCATCACTGATGTTGAATTCGTTTTCCAGATCCGCAGTAGCCGATGTGAGCTCATGGTCTGGTTTTTGCGTATCCTGCCATACGCGATCGGCGCTCTGGCTTACGGTACGGCCCCCTTCATCGGGTACTGGCATTGGGTTCTGGATGCGTTCAATGGCCCGCTGTCGCAGCGCTGGCTTGTGCAGGTCATAGAATGGTTCGATGTCCGGCGTGCGACCTTCCATCATGTGCGCCACCGCAGCGCGGTACGCCTGCTGGTTAACGCTCCAGTCTGCTTCTCTTACAGCAGTAGCGGCTGTGCGCACTGCCCCGGCAACGGGTGACATCTGCATGCCGCTACGTATCTCCTGAGCGCGCTGATCGATGATTCCGGCAAGCTCTGCGGGTATCTCACCACGGCTTATTTGCGACTGCCTACCGCGCGCCTGCTCTGCTGCGGCATTACGCTCCAGCGTCTGGTTTATTTCTGCATTGCGGTCGGCGATCTGCGCCTTTTCGGCATCAATATCTTTGAGCGCCTGGCTGCGCGCCTCTTTAAACTTCATGCGCTGCGCCTGATACTCTACGGTGCGCTGCTGCACTGTGGCGTCCAGCGCGTCAATCTGGCGCTGATTGGTAGCCAGTTCTGTGCGCAGGTCAGCAACGTTATTGATAAATCCGGTTTGCAGTTCCTGCTGGCGTGAAAGGTAATCCGGCACCACATCGTTATACGCCCTGCTGTATGCGTAACCCTCAGCATCACGCGCAATGGCTGCTGACAAATCGGCATTAGTTCCGGCATCAGGGATGTTCACACCCTGCGGGATATTATCAGGCGTGACTACCGGCACGGGCTGCGAATCGACAACCGGTGCGGCGTCAGGATTTTCAGCAGCGGCCACCACGTCGCTTGACCTTCTGGACCGCACTGCGTCTGCGATCAGACCGCCACCAGCATGCATGAGGCCACCGGCCAGCGTATTGAAAAATACGCTCTCCATTGCATTGCCATAGGTAAAGTCGTTGCCCTCTGCGGCAGCAGCCTGTGCGGTAAATGGTACAGTCGCAACAGCCTGTGCGGCGCCGAGACGTGCACCTACAGCCAGACGCTCACCAAAGCGGCCAAGCATGGTTGCGGCCCGCGCCTCACCAGCAAACGGCACGAATGCCAGTGCAACGTTACCAGGATCGGCCATTGAGCCCGCCAGGCTGGCGGTAAAATTCAGCGGCGTAGCCACCAGTCCTGACGGAGCTGCGGCGGCGATCTGCTGTTTTGCCAGCGCATCACGGCGTTCAGAAACGACATGGTCAAGAAATGACTGCGTTATCCCGGAATCGGGTACGTTGATGCTTTTCACGCCGTACTCTTTCAGGCGCGCCTCTGCGTCTGACTTGCTGACTATGGTCGAGTTAGGATCATTGGCTAACTGGTCTGCCTGCGCAAAGCGGTACCCGGAAACTACTGGCCCCTCGTTAAACCCCTCTTTCAGAGATGAGAGCAGGGATTCGCCAAGCCCTGACGGCGCATTGCTGATCGGCTGGTTAATGCCCTGTCCGGGGTCATCGGTATAAATCGGCGGCATAATTATCTCCCCGTCTGCTGGCCGTTATTCAGCGTATTGATAATGTTGTCTCGCTGGCTTTCCATGGAATAGTTTTTCGACTGCCCAGGCGTATACGTCACCGGAGTCTGCGCAAATTTCGTGATGCTGTTCCACGTTGAGCGGTTCCCGGCGCCGAGTTTTGCCAGATCGCCGTAACTCATGGTAATGGGACGTCCGTTAGCATCGTTGACCAGCAGGCCATTCATCATCAGCGTAAGCCCTGTTTCATCGCTGTTCGTCACCCACTGCGCATTATCCTTGAGGCGTGATACGGTTTGCTCGCGGTTAACGCTTTCCGGCAAACGCGGATCGCCAATCAGCGGCATCACCTGGTCTGCTTTGAGGTTTTTCAGGTACTCGCTGGCACCGTCATTCACGTCGCGGATATCCTGCCCTGCGGTGACAGGCATGCGCCATGTACCGTTTGTCTGGTACTGCTCGCCCAGCACGTCCTGATACGCCTGTTTTGCAGCATCAGACGGAGACATGCCGCGCTGCATGTAGGTGTAGGTCAGGCGTTTACCCTGCTCGTTGAAGTTATTCCAGACAACAGCGCCGCCGGGCTGCAAGATCATAGTTCCGGCGAAGTCTTTAGCCTTGTCATTCCAGTTAGAGTCTGCGCTGTCCGCATCAGTTTTAGGCAGACTACCGCGCAGGTCAGACGTGTTCAGCGCGCGGTTTTGCCACAGTGCGTTTGCGGCCCGTGGGTTGTTCGTGGCCATGACAACCTGCAATGCCGGGTAGGCGCTTTTCTGAACCTGTTGCATAACCTGATCGGAGTATTTGCCAAACGACTGCGCCACCTGCTGGATAGCGACAACGCTGGTTTCTTTGCTGTTGTCGATCTGGCGCAACAGGTTATCAACCATTGACTCAGGTAGGATCTTCTTGCTGTTGATGCCGAGACGGTCTTTCTCAGACTGAATGCGCGACACCAGATATTCACCGGATGCCTGGTTATTCTGATACTGCTCAAAGGCATTTTTAGCTACAGGTGAGTTCAGTTGCAGCCATGTTCCAGGGTCTTTTTCTCGCGCAGTCTGCACTGCGTTAAGCTTGGCCTGGGCAGTGGCGTACAGCGCCTGCTTAAATTTGAAATCAGGATCCCCTTCCTGCGGCGCCATGGATTGCACTGCGGCGATCCCCTGCTGCGCTGTTCCGTTGACAATAGTCTGGTAGACAGGCTGCAACTGCATCGTCTGCTGATACTGCTGGTAGGTTTTCTCAAGCTGGATGCGCTCTGCCGGGCTTGCCTGTAACGGCATAACGGCGGCCCACTCATGTGCGGAAATTGGATTTACCGGCTTACCAGCTTCAAGAGCTGCCAGGTCATCCTGCATCCTGCTTTGTAACGATACGCGCCCGGCGGCGGCCTGCATGTCGTACATGCCAGCCATCTTGCTCATCATGGCTGATTTGTTCTGCGGGCTCATCGCATTCCAGAATGGCTGATTAACGAGGTTTTCCATCGTGGCATTGCCGGGGATAGCGCCAGCACTGCCAGTTACATTAGCCACATAGTTGCGGGTTTCTTCAAACGGGATTGCTGCAGCAAACTGTGCGTTAGAAACCTGCCCGGTACGCGGATCACCAATCTGTTTAATCCAGCCATCAACAGCGCCGGGCCCGGCGTTATACGCCGCCACCGCCAGCACCGGGTTATTGTCATATTTCTGCATCTGAGCGCTGAAATATGCCTGACCGATCTGAGCATTATATTTTGGGTCGTTAAGCCACTTATCACGGTCCCACGGAACCCCCGCCAGGCGGGCAGCTTCCGGTCCGGTTGACTCCATTACCTGCGCTACACCAGCCGCGCCTTTAGGTGAAACCAGTGGCGTACCGTCTTTGCTGAACTGATTTCCGCCGCTTTCGTGCCAGATCATCGCAGAGAATAACTGCGCCTCTTTCGGCGTATTAGTTACCTCTATTTTTCCGTCCGGGCCCAGCATCTGCTGAAACATGGGCGTATACCAGGCGTCGCTCGCGCGGTTTGCTGCCTGCTCACGCCATTTTATCCAGTTGCCCTCTACTTCCTGCGGGCTTTGCCCGTGCGCTTCGCCATACGCAATGATAGAACGGTAGGCATTCATTGCTGACTGGTTAAACATACCGGGTGAAAGTGCCTGCTGTTGCAACGCCTGCAATGTCCCTTCCTGCATACCGCTTTCATACTGGTTGATCTGACCAATCTCGTGCCTGCTGGCCTGCGTGGAAAACTGGATTCGCTGCTGCTGGGCCTGCTGCATGAATGCCTCACGTGAACCTTCCGGTAGAGTAAGAGCAAGCTCCTGAGCTTTGGCGTCAAACTGCTGTGTATACTCAGCACCTTTCCCGATCGCACTCTTTCCCTGCAAAGTGAGCAGGCCAGTTTGCGGATTTGTCAGCAGGTCATTACTGACAGCATGCAGTTGCAGTGATGCATCCTGCATCAGTGCCACATTTGCCCGCTGTTTGGCATCAGCAATTACACCAATTGCCTGATTTCCCACCTTTGCTAAGGCATCTCCGATATTTGGCTGATCAAATGCCTGCTGCGCAGGAGCCTGAACGCCAGTACTTAAAACCTGACGCCCCGATACCACTGGAACTACTGGCATAAATCCTCCTTAACGGCCTGTTGGTGTGCCGACGGCGGCAGAAATAGGTGCTGCATTAGCCTGGCGGAACGGGTTCCATTCACCTCCGGCCATTTTGTATGCGCCGTAGGCATTAAGCGGTGCAGTAAGAAGCGTGGTTAATGCACCCATATTTCCCTGACTCCGTGCAGCGCTGGCCTGATTCTCATAGTTAGTAGCCTGTACCTGATAGCCGTATGCCTCGCGCTGTGCGTTGTTCAGCGTTGTCAGTGCATCCAGTGAGCCAAATTGAGCAGTATCACCAGTGATATCTAGCGCTGTTCCGCTTGTGAGGTCTGCACCACTTGCGCCAAGAGTTGCAGCCTGAGTGCCGAGTTGCTGACGCATCTGGACGCGGCGCTGCTCTGCGGCGGCATTGCCTCTATTGATGGCGTCATTGGCCTGTGCTGTTGCTGTTTCTGCGTTCTGATTTGCAACAGAAGCCTGATATCTTCCGTTCTGGTACTGGTTATATGCTGACACGCCACCGAGGGCGATTGTTGCACCTGCCAGCGCTGTAGCCGGATCGCACATTATTTTTTCTCCAGGGTGAAGTGATGGAATGGAAGCCCGGAAACGCCATATGGAACTGGTTCAGACAGCGTAAACCCGAGCCAGTGAAGCCATGATTTGGCTACGTGGTTGCGTGCATCAACGTAGTTTTCAAGGCGCGGGTAGACATCAAGCATGACGCTAACAACATGACGGCAGCGACGCAGAAAAGTACGCTGATATTTTTCCAGATCGTCAGTCCCTACCAGCCACGGTATGCCAACGCCGCCAATCATTGAACCAGGGGCGACACCAAAAATAGTCACCACGCGGCCATTAATCAGCCCGGCACAGCAGAATGTTGACGCTTCATAGCCGTACTCAAGGACACGCTGCGCAGACCATCCATTTGTCGCCAGAAATTCGTCAGTGTCGGCCTGCCTGACGCGGGGCAGCATTTCTTCAATGTGTTGTCGTGTGCAGGGTAAAATCTGTGCATCGATCATCAGAATCCCCCTACTGTTACGCGAGGAATAACGGCGAGCACCGACAGCGGGAGCGGGTCAGTCTGGCGGATTTTGACGCGGCCATTTTTATCCCACTGGCTGTCAAGTTTGATCTCCACCTTACCGGTGGCGTCATTAACCTGATCGTCGTAAAACTCAAATTCGCGCTGCGGGTATTCGTACCACTTACCGCCCGGGGTACTGGCAAAAATACCTCGGCTGGCATTAACGACCAGAGTTACCGTATTGATAAGCTGTTTTTTATCCAGCAGCGTTTCCTGGTTGTTTACGTTGACGTCCAGCGTCTCAAACTGAGCATTGATTGGCAGGCCGATGTGCACAACTGCGCCTGGAGATTCCAGCGTGACGGCACCACCAGTAACCACTTTTTGCGGTTCAACATTGCCATCAGAAAGGATGTTTACCGTCTGCCCTTCAAGGTGAGACAGCCCTGAGAATGTTTCCCGCGCCATTTGCCAGTTAGTAGTTGCCACATTTTGCAGTACAGCAGGTACATCCCGGTTAACCTGAACGACAACGGCAGTACCGCTGCTGACGGAAACGATATCGCAGCGCAGTTCCATAGCCACATCAGCGCCACTTTCAGGATCCTGACCGGTATACGGCAACTGGATTTGTGCGCCAACGTCACCACTGGTGAAATATGTCCCGCCCGTAATAGTCAGCGTGTACTGCTGCTCATACGGCCATGAACCACTCCCACCAGTCAGCGTAACGGCGCGCGCATTTCCTGTGTTTCGCCCGTCATAACTCAGCCCGCAGTCAACAAAGAATGCGTCCTGGTCATCAAGGAACAGGCGGCTTGAGAGTCGCTCGATGTAGCGCACTGTCTGCCCGTTGATAACGCGCTGAACACTGAAATAAACAGCATCCTCACTGCCCTCGCTGATAGAGCAGGTGCTTTCGTACAGACCGTCGCTGGACTGCGGCGCCCATGCAAAGACCTGTTGCTCTCTGAGGTACGTCATCACCAGCAGTTTCCCGTCATCACGGACACAGAACGCACTGGAATACGGCACGATGGCAAATGACCAGTCGACAATACTGTGCTTCTGAAACAGGTGATTAGCCAGGATCGTCAGGTCATTACCCTGATAGCCGTCGACATCAAACGAGTAAGCCAGATCGCGGATAACGCTACCCTTTTCCTGAACAAAAAGCGCGATATTAGCAACTGCGATCGGTGGAACAATGCTGCTACCGTTAGAGCCCTGGCTGCTCAGAGAGAATGATGACGGTGTAAGCGTGTTGTTCTGGTCGCCTTTTGCCACAAACTCGCCGCCGGAGGTCAGCACAATCAGAGAACCAACGTCAATCAGGTGGCGTATCTGGTTTACCTGGCGCCCGGCGTAGGTATAGACAATCCGATCGTCATCCTGAATAGGCAGGTTTTTACCGAAGTCCTTATAATCACCAGTGCGGCTGGCCCATATGGTCTGCGGTTGCGCTGCTGATGCTGCGAAGAACAGGCGCTGCTGGTAATAGGTTACGGTGCTCGGGTATCCATTCACTGAATTCCACGCAAAACGTGCCCATTTGTACGAGGCTTTAGTGCTGCCAACGACGTTTGACGGGATACGGCTGATAACCGTCGCAGTTGCTGACAGAGCATTTGATGCAACAGCGGTGATACGCGCAATACCGAATCCGCTGTGCAGGTATTCCCACTGCACGCCAGTATCAGTATCACCAGTTCCGCCCCATCCATCCCAGGCCATCCCTTCATCATGAGACGGCCTTAATGTCCCCGTTTTCCCGGCGGTATTGGCGCGATAATAATTGCTGTCTGCACGGCGAACATCGTTAATCGCAGTTGTTTTGCTGGTCTCCCATACCGGGATAGAGTCAACGGCGGGTTGCTCAAGATAAAACAGCTTGCCCACCTGTTCCGCGCCAAAGATTGCCACGTTAGACGTCAGTGTGATCGTTCCGGTTTCAGCGCTGGCATAAACAGTCGACGTCTGAACAGTATTGATATCCTCAAACGGACCGTTGTTTGTGACAACGTCAACGATCTGCCAGTTATCGTGCGCATAGCGGCGCAGTTCTTTTGGCGGGTATGACGGGTGGCAGATCGTCATAACGTCGGCGCTCTGCGTGAATTTCAGGTTAAACAGGTCTGACTCTGCCCACGGCGTAGCGATTTCATAAATCACGTTCCCGGTCGTCAGCACTACTGCGCCGTCTTTGATCACACGCATGTAGTTGTGGCCGAACTCCAGCGCATAGGTCTGTACCGTTGAGAACTGGAACGGAATAAGGCGGCATTTGCGATCCGGATATTTTGCTGCGGCAACAAATTTTGTACCGGGGCGATTCTCCACCCCGCCATACTGCCGCACGATGAAGTTGTCACAGACGCGAAGCGCGACGGAGTATTTCGCCATGTCGATACGGCCGTAAAGCGACGGGCCAATTTCACCGCCGGCGAATGATGGTTGAATGAAGCTGACGGCCATTATGACAACCTCGCTTGCGTGAATTCGCTATCAGGCTGCGGCGGCTCCTGGGACTCATTCATGCTGCGTGAGCCAGCGCTCAGGATAACGCTCTGGTACATGCGCAGGGCGTTATTACCAAGGTCAGCATTGCCGGTTAGCGTCATATTGATGGCGGCACTCAGGCGCCAGGCCAGCGCCTCAATGAAAATGGCATCGTACATATTCACGTCAGCAACGCGGGCTACATATTTCAGCCACGCATCAGGCTGATCGGTGTAAATCAGCTTTCCGGTCAAATCTGCATCGCTGCCAACCTCGTACTGCACACGCTGATCTGCAGTAGGATTACGCACACCGGGCAGCATAATTTCAGTGATACGCAGGCAGTCAGTCGGGTATCTGTAGGCATACTGCCAGTCAGGCGGAGGGTTACCGGTATCGGCCAGCGCCGCGCGCTTGGTTGCGAAGTTCCAGTCAAAGTCTGCCAGCACGGCATCGCGGCACGGTTCGAAATGCAATGAGCATTCGCCGGCTTCTTTGCTGGCTTCTGTCAGGCTGTTAATGCTGCGGCTATTCCCGAGGTTGCTCAACGCGCGGTTACAGATTTCAATGATGGAAGACATGCGGCACCTTCATTCTAAAAAGGGGCCATCGGCCCCTGTTTATTACGCTTATCTGGTTAATGTTCAGTCAGCTTTTTTGCTGTCTTCGATCAACTCAATATTGCTGCCGAGATTCATATCCACTTCCTTTCCTTTGTCATTAATGACCTTCGGGAAGGTTGTTTCAAATTCGTCACCGGCATTGACCTTGCGGTTTTCGTGGGAAATCCACAGGTCAACATTTGCTTTATAACGCGGCATCAATTACCCCCTGTTAAGCTACGGTAAAGCCGCTGGCGTAGTTTTTGCCAACGTCAACACCAGAGTTAGTCAGGTACGCGGTAAACGCGCCTGCGGTAAGCGGGCCGGTACCGATGGTGTATTGCAGACCGAGGTAGCGCTGACCAACAGGGAGTGAGTTCAGCACAGCCGGGCTGAGCGCAATAACAATCGGCTTACGACCTGCTGTCAGGTTAGCGATCGGAATGTCATCGGTTTGCGAAATGACGTTAGCACTGGACAGGTTGGCGTTAGCCGAGGTGATAACCTGGAAACGAACGGTTGCAGCGCCCGCAGCGGTTGCAGTGGTATCAACACCAACCACCGCAAACAATTGGGTACCAGTACCAATATCGAGGCTGGTGCCGAGGTCAATGGTATTGGTAGACACCGCCGAAGCGGTGACAGCCTGTGCTGCGGAAAGTTGAAGCTGAGCATCAAGAATGGTCATGGTGTATCTCCTTAAGATACCAGGGTTTCAGCGATACCCAGCTGATCAACACGACGCACCGGGATACCCATAAACGTCAGGTTGTTCATCTGTGTGCCAAACTGAGACAGGGCGGCCTGAATAGCCAGCGCGTTGTTGGATTTCTCCAGCGCCTGAATCATCAGCCCTTCCTGAATTGAGCGGTTGGTGTAGAACGCCGCGCGTCCCATCGCAAAGTTGGGGATACGTGCGATTGCGCGCATCATCAGCTTGATCAGGTTGGTAGACGCGGTGGTTGCCTGGGTACCGGTTACACCTACCCAGTCAGAAACGTCGATGTTCGCGATACGGACTACATAGCGCCAGTCTTTGACGACAAGGCCTGCGTCCCACTGGAACAGAGAACGCGCTGCCTGATACCAGTTACCGCTTGCATCCTGTACGGACTCTTCGCCAAGGTCGCGAGATTTCAGGCCAGCAGATGAGCCCTGCGGGAATGGACAGAACACGGTCTGCTCACCCCATACCACCAGGTACATAGAGGCGTTATCGGAACCGGAGCCGCCAGCAAGGATCACGTTATGACCGTTACCGGCAGTCGTTGAACTGTAGCGGGTAGCAAGACCAGAGAACGTTTTCAGGTCGGTACCAACGTTGCCGTTGAAAATCTTCCCGGTCATTTCCTGGTTCATCGCTTCGATGAATGCAGATTCTTCTGACAGGCGGAAAGCTGCACTGTTGTTGTTCAGTTGCAGCAATTTCGCATCGATATGGCTGCGTGCTTCCAGCATTGCACACGGCTCAGTTACCTGGGCAGTGGTGGATTTGCTGGACGGAACACCCATGTTGTAGGCGCGCCAGTAAACAGACGGCAGGCCAGTACGAATTGCTACGACGTGGCTGGTCGGCTGGTTGGCCTGCATAAACACGACGTCTTCAAGAACGTCATTCTGCTGGGACAGCAGTTCTGCGATTGGGCTAATTTTCCCATCAGGTCCGGTGCGTTTCGACCAGTCCGCCAGGGTCAATTGACCTGTTGCAAGAGTTGCCATAATGGTTATCTCCTTACGGGTTCATGTTTGGGTACATACGTTGAGCTACGGACTGTGTCGTAGTTTTCGAGCCAGTAACCATGCCGTCTTCCGACATGGACTTACCGATTTTCACGAACGCTTTCACCAGTTCAGGGTGATTACCCAGGCCAGTCGCATTCAGATATTCTTTCAGTTCAGGCGTACCGAACTGATCCAGCGCGCGCTGCGCAACGCTGAGACTGGAAACGAGCTTGTCGCCGCCGATTTCTTTGTCGGCTTTGACGTCAGCGGCCCATTGCTCAGTCGTTTTCTGCCAGGCTTCGGTCTGCTGTTTCTGGATCTGCGGGAGCAGTTTTTCGCCGTACAGGTCGACCATTTTCTGAGCCTGCTCATTGGTCAGGTTCAGTTCGCGGGCCAGCGGTTCGAAACCTTTCAGGGCTTCCTGATCCAGTTCACCGTTCTTTCCGGCCTTAAATTCGTATTTCTCAGGCGCACCTTCTGGTTTCTGGTCTTTCTGTTCACCAGGCTTTTTCTGTTCATCACCAGGATTTTTCTCCTGAGTCTGCTGCTCCTGAGATTGCTGCTGTTGTTCCTGCGTCTGCTGTTGGGTCTGCTGGTTATCAGCCAGTGGGGACGTGGAAGTTGACTGCTGCTCTGATTGACTGGTAGAAGCAGCACCAGTAGCGGCTGTATTTGCCACACCACCATCAGCGCCCTGTTCATTGCACAGCCGACGGAACAGCAGACGTTCAAATAAATTCATGGTTATTCCTCTTTGCTGGCTTCGTTAGCCATTACCAGATACTGATCCGGGCAGTGCGCCATAACGCGCTGAAACAGAACCAGCGCCAGGTTGCGCTGCCCTTCGTTGAATGCCGTCACCTGCGGGTCTACGGTGAAACAGGAGCCAAACACCTGACCTTTTTCGAGCAGTGACCAGACAACACGGCGGCCCTGTTCACTGCCCATGACAAAGCGGATATCTGAGATTTCACGCTCAGCCATGAGCTTCTGTTTCGCCTCCGCTTCGGCGCGGCGCGCGTCATCGTCGAATTCGGTCATTGCTGCATCGCTCCTTTGGCCGCATCAGACAGAGCAGAGAGCACGCTCGGGTCTGTGGTCTGCGCATCGCTGAGTGTTTTTGCACCCTGCGCCGCCGCCATGCCCATCTGCATTGCCTGCTGTTGTTGCTGTTGCTGTGCGCGCTGCTGGCGAATCTGATCCACCTGCTCCTGCGGGAGAATGACGGTTGCGGAAACGCCGGACATGTCGGAAAAGGTGTCGATAGCCTGATCGACGTTGAGCTTGTCTAGCGCTTCCGGCTTGACAGCAGCAAGCTGACCGATGAACTGGACGGTGTTAGCCAGGCTGGACAGCCCGATAGATTTCTGGGCCTGCGCCATTACGGAGATGTATTCAACGCGAAGCGGCATCCCCTGCATTACTTCCGGCGGTTGCGGGAGCATGTTCTTGCGGGCCATGATGCTGAATGCGCGGTCAATGAGCGGATTAAGGCATTCATCGTTGAGACGTTCCAGCACAGGGCCAAGCATGAGAAGCTTCTCTTCTTTCATCTCGATCACCGCTTCAACGGGCATAGAGCGGGTGTTAATGCTTTGCAGCATCATGAAGAGGTCGACGAAGAATGCAGAATTGATGATCTGCCGCGTATCCTGGATATCAGCAAGCAGGTCAGCCGTGTTCGGGTTAACTATGTAGGCGGGCTTGAACCCGTCCTGTGCTGTCATGTTGTCGATGTAGGTGATATCGCCAGGCAGCAGGGAAACACGCTGGTTTTTCAGCGATGACGGGCCGACCATCGGCGGGTTAGTTGCTTTGTCGATCAACTGTGACTTGCGTTTTTGCTCAAGTTGCAGAGCTTTTACCTGACCAAGCGCCAGCATCCCAGGGCAGGATGAGCCGTAAACGTCCTCGCCATTGACCTCCCAGCGCGGGGCCATAATCGGGAACTCATCGAAGCCGGATTCGCGTAGCAGTTTTTTCTCATCGCCGCCGCACTCGTAGTAAACCGACTTATACGGCTTGTCTTTTGCCAGCAGGCTGCCCGTGTTGCGGTCCATGTTCGGGTAAACGGCGTGAGTAATCTCGATCCACTTCTCGTAATTCCCGCAGTCAAACATGCCCTTGACGCTTGAACTGACTTTATCAAGGCCAAACTCAGCGACAAGCTGGCGCACAGTCATGGAGAACTTGCGGAAACAGGTATCGACGCTTCCGCGTGCTGAGTTAGCCAGGTGATAACTGCCAATCGGGAACATCTGCGTGCGGATGATGTCCTGATCGTCATCAAGCACAGCCATTGCCCCGGTCGAGTAGATTCCCAGGCTGCTATAAAGCAGAGGCAGTGACTGGTACAGGTTCGACTTGTTGAACATATCGTTCATGCGGCGCTGCACGACTTCCAACCACACTTTTACCGGGCCGTAGTCCATCATGTCAGGGTCAGGAGTCGCCAGGCGGAACCACGGACGGGCCGGGGAAGTGATGCCGGACATCATGCCTGATGCCAGTGTGCGGGCTGCCATAGTGCCAGTCGGGTCGACAATGCGATTGTTGCGGTTATCGTCGCGGTTTACGTCTGACGTGAGGAATCGGCTGCCGCGCGGGTTGATGAAATCACTGAGTTCACGCCAGTGCGTCTCGAAAGAGGAGCGATCGTTGCACAGTTGAGCAAACTGTTTTTCCAGGCGTTCTTTCAGGGATTCATTGTCAGCCATTTTGATAACCCGTTACTGACCGAGCAGCGTTTTACCGCTGGTATTGGCCTGAGTGGTGACACCCTGAGCGCCAGTAAGCAGAGTTGAACTCTGACCAGCAGCAGCGCGGCGGCGGCGGGCTTCTTCATCGCGGGCAGAAACGACTGCGGCATCCTGCGTTTGTGGTGCAGCCTGAATTTCAGGGGCGGCGGTGACTTTCGGAGTGGAACCAATACACATTGCGATAACTCCGTGCGGATTAAATTATTACCAATTTAACCACATATGAATTATTTCGCGTAGGGTATTGACATGCAAAGCAGTGAATATTACCTTTTAGGTAAACATATTGCACTCTGACAAATGACTGATGGCCTGGTCGTTAATTGCAAACGGTGGAGTGTGATGTGTTTCGGTGTATGGCACATGCGCCGCAGCGGTCTGACAGTGGGTACTTTATGTGTCATTTCCACTGAGCAGGTAGCCGGAATGTGCAAGCCATCGTTTAGTCACGATGTTGCGACTCACCATCGTGGCGATACGGTGTGACACCTCGGAAGAGACGAGGATGCGAATTGAAGTGCGCTACATCCAGGGTGGAAGTCCCAGGATAACCAAGAGATCAGCCGGAGTAGCGCCCGGCACACAACAGGTAAGAGCATTAGGCAGACGGCAACTCATATCTTCGGAATAGCGATCGCGAAACGCCGACATGAGATTGTGACGACGCTCGTCAGTGCTCTTTCCGTTGTGGTGAATTGCAGCCCATTGAGGCAACCAGAAGATAAGCGCCTGGCCCACAACCGAATCACGTTAGGACCGTGGTAAACCGTAGTACCCATATTGCTGTGTGTAGTCTTGGCGGTGGCAGTTTCCTTGAAGGATTGTCATCGCCCTTTTTACACCAGAACGCCATTGCGATGACTTTCTGTTGTAACTAGCCACACCCACGTCAAGGAAGACACCCCGTCGTTGATACAATTCGCCCGGTTCGCCGGGCATTTTTTTAAGGTGATGAAAATGAGCGAAAAAAAACACGACCACGCATGTATCAATTGCTTTACTGGCAGTGGTCCATGCACAGGAAATTGTAATGTTTATGATGAAAACAGAGCCCTCGCTGCTGGTGTAATGCAGGAATACTTTCCTAATGGCGGGCGCGATTTTGACCACATTCTTTCACTTTATGATGCGATATACACAGGTAAAATACCTGGTTTATCTGCCCCTATCCCTAAGCTTACCCCACCACGCGCAGAAATGCTGGAATACGTCAAAGCCGCAATCGGTGAAGGTTACCAGCCTGAAAATGAAGCAGCTATTACCGACCTTTCATTGATTGATACCCTGAATGATCACGATCTGAATCGTGAATTCGGTAAGTGCTGGCAGTGGTACAACATGGGCGGCGGGCTTCATGAAACTTTTGAGGCTGCGCAACAAAAGAATAAAACAGAGGATGATTACCGAAGGTATCATCTCTACAACATGAAGCTGCAATGCCTTCATGCAGTTCTTGTGCAAAGAGGTGTCATTACAGAAGGCGAAGCAAAAATGATCGCCAAGATGGTCAATGCTGGATTCAATGAAATTACTTTTTAAGGTGAATAACATGAGCGAAAACTCAGCAGAAATGCCCCGTTATCAGTGCCACAAAAAAGTATGGGCGCTGAAAATTAAAGGTATACAGTACAAGCCAAACCCAGACACTACTGGTAAATCATGCTCTGCATCATACGGCGCTGTGATTACCCCGGAAGATGATGGATATGGGGAATTTGAGGTGTCCGCTGAATATATCTGCAAGCACAAACCTCAAATTGGTGGTTACTACGTGGTGTATGATGATGGCTACAAGTCATTCAGCCCAGCGAGCGCTTTTGAATCTGGATATGCGCGAATTTAAAGCCGTGACATGTCACAATCAGCCCGCTAATGCGCGGGCTTTTTCATGCCCACGGGTCGTAGTCAGTGATGGCACGGCCCTGCTGGAGCTTCTCTCCCGGTATAAACTGGCGTTTAACCACCGGCGCGGCGTAGGTCAGCACATAGGCGTCAGCATTGTTTGGCGAGCGTCCGAGCAGTTCCTTAACCTCGTCCTTGTCCTGTAAAATCTTTCTGCTGTCTTTCAGGCGAACCTTGTATTCTGGCGCACTCAGTTCGTCCGCTAAATCCTGGCTGTCGAGTTGAGCACCGAGTTTCAGCGCATCGCGGGCGGATTTGTACATCTCGCCGCGCTTGTTGCCCATCTCAGGGTCTGCCGTACCGCTGCCGAACTGAATAAGCGTCCACGTCCGGCCCCAGTTATCCCCGACTGATTTCAGCCCGGTTCCGTAGCCGTAGTCGATGAATACCGCATCGGCCTGGTACTGGTCTTCAAAATCGGCGATCACCTTCGCAAACCAGACATCATCAGTGGTGCGCGGGTACTCTCCCAATTTCTTGCAGTGCAGCCCCTGCCGCAGATAGATAACTGCCGGGTCTTTACCCTGGTGCGACGGGTCGACACCGAGGATAACGGCGGCATGCTGTACCTGTTCAGGCGTGATGACGCGGCCCACTGCTGGCTGAGTCAGTCCAGACGGAATGAACTGGTTTTCCGACGCATCAGGGAAGATACCGCGCACGCGCACCTTCACAAAGTCGCTGTCTTCGCCGTAGTCCTCAACCCATTTATTGAGCTGCTCCTTGTTCGTGCCCTCTACGGTGCGGCTGTCGATTTGATCGCAGTCCCAGCGATGGCGATATTTCCTGAAACACTCCCTGAAATGACCGGTGTTGCGCGTCGGGTTGCCGAACGCCACCCAAATAATCTCTGTGTCTTCGTCGGTAAGCGCACCTTCGGCCACCTCCCACACCAGATCGGCGATATTGGATGCTTCGTCGAATATCAGGATGATACGCTTACGCTCGTTATGCAGGCCTGCAAAAGCTTCTGTGTTGTGTTCCGACCACGGAATAGCATCTGCCCTCCAGTTAGAAACATGCCCCGGGTCGTTGCTGTACATCGCGGTGGCGGTCGTTGTGAACCAGTCTTTAGTGATGGACAGGTTTGACCATTTTATGATTTCCGGCCATGTCTTTGTGCGTAGCTGGTTTTCTGTGTTCGCAGTAACGACTATTTTGCAGTCGTCGCAGGTAGACATGCCCCAGTTGATCAGCATCGATATGAAAGCGGACTTGCCGATCCCGTGCCCTGATGCCCTGGCAATTTTAAGCGGCTGATACCTGGTGTTTGGGTTTTGAAGATGCTCGCCAATCTTTCTAAATGTCTTCTCTTGCCACTTGCGCGGACCCTTTGCATGAGACAGGTCAGTGCCCTCTTCACCCCACGGGAACGCATACAGCGCATAGCCCAGCGGGTCATGCGTGAAGCTGGCAATGTCTTCAACAAGCTGCTCTTCTGGCGAGATGGATCCCGGTGTCACTGGTCACCACCTTCACGTTCTTTGACGCGCTTACGTGCGGCGGCCATACGGTCGGCAATGGTCAGCGTACCGGAAACCTCAACGCGCTCTTTGAATGCGTTAACGTCGACGTGCTTACCGATGAGCTCAAGGTTTTTCACCTTGTCAGGCCATTTTATTTTCTTGAGGATGCCAACAAGCTCTTTGTCATCACCCCGGCCCTCAAACATATCAGCCAGGTCAAAGCCTGACAGATACTGGCGCCATACTTTAGGCCACTGAGAGACAGGCTTGATGCTCATGTCATCGTTCATAATATCCAGCACGTCCATCTGGTCGATTTCCACCAGGCGCAAGAGGACGTAATCGGCGCTGACGCGGAGGCGTTTATTACGCTCGGCCATCAATTCAGCTATCCGTTTCTTAATTCTCTCATCCCGCATCATGATGCTGGCTTTGACGTGCGCCGATTTAGGCGAGAATCCTGCGTTAATCGCTGCCTGAGCCTGATTCTCAGGACACTTGATGTATTCCTGTGCGTAAGCCTCCTGCATCGCTGTAAGGGGCTTATATTGCGTTGATTTGCGTTTATGCTCTTTTGTCGGCATGGCATTTACCATAAATGTTTACCATTTTGGTAATAGTAACACACAAAACAAAGCCGCCATATTCGGCGGCATTGAGATTTGTCTTAGCAATCGCGACATGTCACATGCCGTTATCCAAAGAAAGAATCTTCCAGTATGCTTTTCCACGGGGACAGATAGTCTTTCTTAGGCGCATATGATTTCGCTTAAGAATAGCAACCTGCATTTTATCCATTCTGGCCCTGATGTTTCTGGCATGCTGATAATGCCGAGTGCTGATCTCTTTTTCATAAGACCAGTAAAGCTGGTAAACCCTGGTCATTGTGCCACCAGTTTTGTTTCATGCCACCCCAGCGTTTGCCAGCACGCGCTTTCACCGATGAATGCACAGCCCTGCTTGTCGCCAGGCAATGCATCGCCGCACTTCGGGCACTGGCGCTTTGACTGTTCTGCAAGCTGCGCCTGTAACTCTGCATTGTCTTTGCGAATGAGCATGGAGATATATTCATCCATGCCATATGGTTCACGCTGCGGGCGGCGGAGAGCACAATTTTCCCGGAGCATTTCCACTTCCTGCGCGTCAAGCATCAGTTCAAACTTCCGATCGCCTGACGCTGACTGCCGGGCGCGTTGCGCCGCTTTGCGTTGTGCTGCTGATTTAGGCATTGATGAACCTCATTGCAAAGATGGCGATAACCAAAAATGGAGCGGCAACGGAAGCACAAAACATCAGGTTCCAGACAAGCGCCATTTTCTGATGGAAGCGCAAATATCTCATAATTCTGTCGCGCACTTTTTTGGCATCTTCCATATCTGAAATTTTCACAGGCTTAATCGGATATCCGCACATATCAATCCCTCCCACCCCTCGGCACACATGCCGTAATCATCGTGACGGCCGCATTTTTTGGCGTCATCTCTTTGATGACCTTCTGCGCTTCGTTGCACGCTTTCTTTGAATAAAACACCGTAGGGTCTTTGTAGTCGATATTCCCGGAGGCGTTAACGAGCATGATTAGCATCAGGTATTGCATGACAATTCCTCGCACTCCATGAACACCGCATCATTTCCGTTACCGGGAATAATAATCCAGTAGAACAACTCATCATCGAGGAAGAACAGGATGGCTATCACCTCACACCCCCTTCGGCGCATCTGGCATATCACGCCAATGCGTAATTGAATGCGGGTCTGGAATCGCGCACCCATCATCCCAAAATTGACCGCTCCATATTGCTGACCACATTTCCCCGTCTTCGTACATAACCATGACGGGGATTAGCTTATCCGGCATCCGCTCGCTTACCGGAATCCAGCCATCAGGCGCTGTCGGCGCTGCGGCGAGCATGTGCGACCACACCAGGCGGCGAGTTTCACGCATAGGGCAATCCGGGTCATTCCATGCATGGTGCTGACAGCCAGACTTATGCAGCATCATTTCCGGCGTCGGATCAACCGGGACCAGCACGTACCCATCAGGCACCGTTACAGGTTGCCAAGGATTACCATTCGCAGCATTGCGCCTAAACTCCAGCAACTCCCGATACGCATTGGCAGCCGGGTTATCACCGTGAGCCATGCCCATCAGTTCATCATCAGAGAATGAATTAGGCGGCAACTTGTAAGTCTTGTTTACAGGTTCAGGTTGCGCTGAATTACCGGACTGGAGGGCGGCGCCAAGACGTCTGTTAAGCTCCAGTGCCACCATAGCGATGGTCGATGCGGTGATTGAATGCATGCGCGGATTACTTGCTATGACTTCCAGCCACACGACATCGTTGAATCTGTCAAAGTCGAAATCATCCGGCAACAACGTTTCGTCTTTCATGATTTTCCCCCGTTGAGCATGGCGGCGCGAAATACACGATATGCTGCCAGCATCTGATTCTCTGGCACTTCGTCGTCCTCAGCATAAAACGCATCAAGTGCTCTCTGCATAACCGCAAAAGGTGGATTTTCCGGCACCGCAGGGACTATCGCCACACCAACTGACGTACCAGTGCTCAATTTACTTACGCTTTCTGGCGTGCATTGCGTGCCAGTAAGTTGCCCTTTCCAGTTATCTTGCCCCGCAGAGACTGGCGCGGGGTGGGCCGCGTCCTGCCGGAGGTCTTCCAGCGCTCCACCTATGCGCGTTATGTACTCAATCACATGGGAAGAGAGACTCTGGCAGTTATCAGCAAACAATCGTTCAGACACGATGTTGTAGTCGCTGAGTGTTGGATTGCTACTGCTTTTTATGAAAGCAACGATGGCCTCAAGCGCATTTTTGCTGCCTATGTAGTTGGGTACCGGCTCTTGCTCATGCGCCGCCAGGAGTGCGCGGGCCATTGCTTCGATTTCGTCATGAGACGGTGGAAGCGCCATGCTTTTTGAAAAGCTAGCTATCTGAGCCAGTCTGACTTTGCTCGGTAATTGTGCTGTCATGGTTTTATTACCTCACCTTTACCCGCGCAGTGCTCGCAAGGTTTATATGTGCATGCAGTAGCACCGTGTTGCAGGTTGTAATTTGGTACCTTTCCGCCTCCATTACACCAATGGCACTTTTGTTTTCTCGAAAAGCGCTGTCTTGCAATGGTTTTATATGCTGAATCAACTATTTCATTCAAAGACATACTCACTCCACCACGACTAAAGTGATGCCAGCTAATAACGCATGAGCTTTTCTAGCTGTTTCGATATCAAGTAACGTCGCTTCGCCTTTTGTAATCGTGCAATCGATGCGATATACACAATCTTCAAGAGCGCCAGCAAGCTCCGCAATCAGCGCCTTATCAGCGTCACGCTCTGTCAGCAGTGAGAGGATGGTATTAGGGTTAGCGCACTGCACAAATTTTCGGTTGTCTGCCGCATCCCTGCCCTGAAACTCAGCGATAATGAAGCCCGCATTTCCCTGGTCGTCATCGCAGCAAATCGCCTCCCATCCTTCGCCCGATTCGTTAACCCAACTTCCTTGCGTTGCATCATCAATAGCCGCTCTGAGTGCCTGAATCTGTTCGTTGGTCATGCTGTCGCTCCCATTAGTCTGTCGCGAATTTTCACCGTTTCTGCGTTGTAAGCATCAGCCCAGGCTTTGCGACGCTTATCCATAAGCGCGATGTGGCGGTATGCACGGAATGCAAACTTGCGGTCGCCATCGCGAGCCTGGTCCATCAAGTGTTCGCGCAGCATGGTGTAAAACCATTGATGCCCGTCTCCGTCGATATCGTCAGGCCAGTCAGCATCATTCATGAGCCAGTTACGTGACTCCACGCAGTGCAGGCATGTTTTGTATGCTCCTGAATTACCTTCATAAACCAAGAAGGTGCGCTCATATTTTTCGCCTGGAGAAATAGCCCCGTGACATTCACAACAACGATGAGTCTTGTTCGCTTTCACAACGCGCTCTGTTGAAAAGTCGCTCATGACTGCGCTCCTTTGCTCTCGACTGCGCCGCCGTTAACCACCGATGTATTTTTTCGGTTACTGCGGCACACCAGCGCCCAAAAATTCATATCGCAAATCATTGCTACGCGCATTTCCGCCGTCATGCGGTAACCCAGCTTATTTGACTTGCCGACTGAACGGCGACGCTTGCGCATTATCTTGCGTGTATGCGCCGCCTGCACTTCAACCTGCCGATGCCTTGAGGCATAAACACCCTTAGCGGGAACCTTCCGGGCTTGTTTTTGATAGGCGCTTAACAGGTCATGCACATCTGATGATTTAGACATTTGACGCCTCCCCTTTGCTCTCGCGAAGCTGGCGGGCGAAATCATCCGCATGCTCTCCGCATAGCCACCAGTTGTCACGGGTGTCAGAAGATATTGCTTGCTTTGATTTTTCCGAGCATTTCTTGGCAAACATCTCCACCCCTTCCGCTCTCAGCGCTGCGATTGCGGAGGATGTGGCGGAGGTTTCGATTGCAGGAAGCAATGCGTAATCGCAGATGGTGTCTATTGCCGAATCAACACAGTCGTCTTCGTTGCGTGGTCGTTCACCAACCATCGTTGATGACTGCATGATTACTCCCCAGCAGATACTGCTGACTTCTTCTGGCCACCCATCACAGGCATCACCGCGATAGTCATCAATTGCTGCTTCTGCGTTTTCTGCGGCTTCTTTGGCTGTTTTATGCCATTCGAAACCGTGCTCAGAGCCATACGAGAAAAACAAATCACCAGACTTAAGCGCTGCCGCTTCCGCCACCAACGCGTCGCGCTGCTCAGTCACTGCTACCAGTTGACATAGACATGCAAGCTCGAATTCACCACGCAGCGACACAATGCCTGTAGAAGTCAATTCGTTGATGCGCTGCTTTACGCTTTCCATCGTTACCTGTTTCATACTTACCCCCGCTTACCTTCATAAGTTATTGAATTTATTGATTACAAAAAGGATCGTTATTTCACACCACACCCGTGTCTTGCGATTAACAGCGCGTCGGCGATGGCCTGGCCTTTTGCTTTCGCATCCAGAGCCCGCAGTTCCGGGTAAAGCTGAATTGCCCGGCTGCGGGCCGCGTCCTTGTCGCTGCCGATAAGCCCCGCTGACTTCTTCCATGCCTGCGGCGTCACCAGCGTGTATGGAATGTTCAGCCCCTGGAGAATTCCCTCCGCTACCCCTGCCGCATGACCGAACGTGAACATGCTGGCTGTTCCCTGCCCCGGCATTGCGCCTACCTGTTCCAGCCAGGCATGCGATACGCTGTGCTGCCGTATCCATGCGGCCAGTGCCGCACCGTTAACTCTGGATTTGGTGCCAACCTTGATAGTCGGCATTGCCATGTGGTCGACGTACTCACCACCCGCACCAATCAGTACAACTGCGCCGCTGCATCCGGGGTCAATTCCAAGGTACATATCCATTTTTATCTCCTTACCTTAAAGGTAATCTATAACCACATACGGTTTTAATCAAGCCTGTTAAGCAAAAATAGTTACCTGAAAGGTAACACTCAGGACGTAAAAAATTGCGCCTGCGCGCTGTCGCTGTTTTAGCCCCTGAAACCTTCCGGTATGTCGCTGTCCGGCTCTGAAATAGCGTTTACATCCCGTCTCTGCTGCGCAGGAGGCCTTGCCCTGGACATTTGCACGCTTCTGGCCAGCTTCTGCTGCCACTGGTCGTGATGAAACGCTTTACCCTCAGCTTTCCAGTACGTGATGAAATCTGCCAGTTCAAACGGAGTGACGTCCATTTTCAGGCTTATACCCCACAGTGCCGCCCTGCGCATGAAATCAGGATCAGGATTCCAGTTGTCATGGATAGTGAATTTTCCAATGGCGCCAGATCCACCAGGAGGAACGTAATCATTGAGCACGTTGTTATTCGCTTCCGGGTCCGGATCATTATCACCAGAAAAGTTATCCACAGGCTGTTTCTGGTCTCCGCCTATGTGTGGGGTTTGATCTTTTATATCTTCTCTTCTCTTCTCTTCTCTGGTCCCATTTTTGTCCGCTTCTGATGCGGACATTTTGTGGACGTTTCTCTTGCTTCTTTTCCTGTCCGCATCCTGTGCGCGACGCTTTGCAGACTGCCCGTTATGGGCTTCAAAGCGCGGCATTACTAGGCTTTCGCCATTTTCCTCGAGCCAGCCGACAGCAATCATCGCCTGTGAAAATCCGGGGAAGCCGATCAGGTCATCGAGAGTGTCTGCACTGTATCCGTCAAGTAACCCGTCGACAGAGTGGACATCAAAAAGACACCATGCGGAATGTAGTCCGCCAACTATCCGCAATCTGTCCGCTTTTAATGCGGACGCCATGCGGACAACTTTAGGATGTGTGTGCAGGTCTGCACGCATCTTGATCCAGTCACCGGCCATAGGTCACCCCCATATAAGCCCGGATGAATTCAGCCGCAGCCTGTGCGTTTATGGCGTTACCGTAACCTTTAAGTCTTCCTGTCCTGTTGCGGCCTGCCAGTGCTCGTAAAGAGGACTTACCGTGTCCCAGGCTTTTGGCAAACCTTGCAACCAGCGGGAATGTGCCGGGTTCAACTGGACGCCATTGCTCATCTCTACAAAAGAGCCAGTCCGCATCTCGCCAAAAACCGTTAACCTCAAGGGGCCGACAAGGTAGGCCTGTCGTGGAAGTTGATCCACTCTGTCTTTCCCTTCTCGCTGCGCCGTCATCCCTGATGTGTCTTTCCAGTCTCGCGATGTTGGTGTTACCCAACCGGTCAGTAATACCGAGCCCGGCAGTTTGAGGCATATCTTCGGTGATCCGTCCTGGTTCTTCCCGCTGTAGCAATGAGTAGAACCCGTCGAATCGTTCGCTACAGGCGTCTGCCATCCGGTTAATCGAACCGCTCCAGCGACGTGCTGTAGACCCCTCTTCGTTTCTGGCTGTGGATTGGTGTTCGCCATTGGCGTGGGCCACCCAGTAAGCCCGCTCTCTGATGTGCGGCGCGCCGATGCTCGCTGACGTAAACGGCACAAGCCCGAAGGCGTAGTCCATTCCTTCCAGGTCTGATTGAACAGTGTCGAACCATGCATTTGCGTTACCTGCTGCAACCTGTTCGCCAAAGACATGCTTAGGTCTGCACTCGCTGATGAGCCACTGGAATGCAGGCCATAAGTGCCGCTCGTCATCAAACCCAGCGCCTTTGCCAGCCTGGGAGAAAGGCTGGCACGGGCAGCTTCCCGTCCAGACTGGTCGATCATCTGACCATCCTGCTTTTCGTAATGCGTAACTCCAGACTCCAATGCCGGCGAAGAAGTGGCACTGGGTAAATCCTCGCAAATCGTTTGGTGTAACATCTTCAATGCTCCGTTCGTCAACTTCACCCGGCGCGATATGGCCACCGGCGATCAGGTTCCGCAGCCACTGCGCTGCAAATGGGTCGATTTCGTTGTAATAGGCAGCAGAGGTCATACATCCCCCTGAGCAGCCCTGAGCGCCATCACGAATTCGTTGCTGTGTCGTTTGGCGCTGTTATTTGCACACTCAACGCAGGTTCCGTTAATCACGTAGCGCTCTGCAATATGCCCGTTACGGCATGGCTTTCCGGTATAAAACCGGTTGAGGCCGGATTTCGCCGCCTCCATACGGGTAACTATTTTCACAATTGCCCCCTTTCTTGGTTATTGATATTGATAATTTTGCACCATCGCACGAAAATCGCAACCATATACGGATAAATATTACCATTGCGGTATTAAGGTCAAAAAAAAGACCGCACAGGGCGGTCTTTCTCTGGAAGCAGGAGGGTATCAGCGGGAGTAGAAGAACAGCACCAGGGGATCGGGATTTTTGATCCAGTTGCGGGCTTTACAGGCTTTAAAAATGTTATCCATCAGCTCTTTACCAGGCACTTTGCGGCGCCCGGTCAGATGCGTCTGGATGTAGTGCGCTGTCGTGCCAGCTTCAAACGCAAATTGTTCCCGTTCTTCCGGCGACAGTGCGAGCCAGCACTTTTTGAAATCAAATTTTTTTTCGTCACTCATGGTTTGCTTATCTCAGACTGTCTATTCACATGCCAATTATTACCTTTCTGGTGTGAAAATCAAGAATTATTACCTTTTTGGTGCGTTTACCTTTTTGGTAATATGCCTTTAAATTTATAAAGATATGTTAACTATTGAGGTGTGAAAAAAGAGAAATGAAAAGTATTTATGACATCCGGAGAGAAAATTTGAAGGAGATCCTCCGCACAGAATTTGATAACCGGCAGGTACGTCTTGCAGAAAGAATGCAGGTGCAGTCAAATCTGGTTAACCGTTGGTGCTCTGGCGCGAAGAACATAGGCGCCAATGTCGCCCGCGAGATTGAAAAGCTCGGGCGTAAAGCGCAGTACTGGCTGGACCTGGACCATTCAGCAGAAATCGTTAATGATTCGCCTGCTAATCCTGATGATGAAGGAACAATTGAGCAGCTCCTTTCCCGCCGTCTTCGCAACTGGATGGATCGCCGTGAAGACCTGGGAACTGAGGGCCGGGTGGCCAGCGCGTCAGGCGTCAGCCAGTCCACGATTAACCGGCTGCTTAAATGCGAGGCCAGCGCCACCATCGGTGTAATTTCTGCGGTTGCATCGGCGTTCGGGCGCCATGCCTACGAGATGGTTTTGCCGGAAAACGCGCCAGGGCTGATTAATTACGATCATACTGTTTACGCAGCGCTTCCGCAGGAAGAGAAGGCAAAGATTACGTCGTTTATTGAGTTCGTATTCGCACAAAACGCACCACGCTGACCCGCAGATTCTGAAAGGCTCCGGCATGGAGTCCATTTTCCCGCACCACAAAAGATTACCATTTGGTAACTTTTTTCTCGTATTACCTATTGACTGCATACATAATCGGTGTAAAGTTTACCTTATTGGTAATCATTGAGCCGCATCTGAACAAATACCCACTTCGGTAGTACAGTTGCGCGCAGCATTGTTACCATTTTGGTAAATATGAGGTGATTATATGCAGTGGAAAAAAATCGACGGTTGGTACTGCGTAACCATTTGCGGACTCATGAGCTGGAAGTTCAGGAACATCAGAGACGGCATTCGCTGGGCGCTGATTACCAAAGAAGCCAGAGAAGTAGAAGCCGCCTGGACATCGGAAAGTGAACGTCCAGTTTAATGGCCGCGAATACACAGTGCGCAGGCTGTCCTGCGGCTACCTATGGCGGTTAACAGCCGTCAGCAACTGCCGGGAAACGGTAACGCTGAATTACGAACAGATGGTGCGTGCTGGTCTCGGGAATATAACGGGGAAGAGGAAATGAGCGAATTAACGGTTATCGAAATTAAACCAGAGCAGGCGCCAACGCTGTATGTGCCTAACGGTTTGGATGTCTATCTCGAAAAAATCAGAGAACTGGCAAAAGAAGTTCCTGACGTTACCACGCAAAAGGGTCGCGATCGCATCGGTTCTCTGGCTCGCTCAGTTGGTTCAAGCAAGAAAGCGATTGAAGAGCCGGGGCGCGCTTATCTGAAACACCTTAAAGAGCTTCCAAAAGAAGTTGAAGCCGAACTGCGCCGCTTTGTTACCGAATGCGACACCATCCGTGACGAGATCTTGAAGCCTCGCGTTGAATGGGAAAAGGAGCAGGAACGCATCAAGCAGGAAGAAGAGGCCAGGATTGCTGCCGAAGCGCTGACTAAACAGGTCGAGGCAGACCATGAAATAGCCCTGCTGATGGATCGCGAGTTTGACCGCCAACGCGAAGAAGCCCGGTTAAAAGCGGAGCAGGAGCAGCGCGAGCGAGAAGAAACAATACGTCGTGAAGCTGCTGAAAAAGCTACCCGTGATGCGGAAGAGAAAGCGCAGAGAGAACGTCAGCAGCATCAGGATGCGCTGAGTGAAATCAGTGGCATTCAACAGCAAGTAATCATCGCACAGTCAGGGCGCTTAGGGGTTCGCCAGGGGGGCACAATTCAATGCATTAAAGAAACCCTGGCTGAAACTGAGGCATGGCCGATTGACGAACGATTTGGCTTGCTGACTGGCGCTGCTGAAAACGCAAAACAGCAAGCAATTCTGCAAATAAAACAGTTACTTGTTTCCGCCGAAGAAGCTGCCCGCGCTGCGGATGTTGAACACCGCCGCACCATCAAACGCCGCGTCATCTCTCAGCTGGTAGAGCAAGGCGTACAGGAAGAGTTCGCAAAGGCTGCGATGGTTGCTATTGCCAGCGGAAAAATTCAAGACGCCATTATTCGTTACTGAGGTGCTTATGAACCTGCAACAGCAATCAGCGCTGAAAAAAATCATGACCGAGTTTGGCCGTAACTTTGCCGAGTCGGAAATGATGCATCAGCGCCACACAGAGATGATCAACGCAGTGAACCTGTCAGACGTTGAACGCGCTATGGACTCATTGCTTCGCTGCGGCGTGCGTCAGGAAGTACTGACGGCGGCAATGGAAAGTGTTGAGTTCGAGGAAGTGGTTGGTGCGTTTGTCAGTGAGATGACGCGCATTGTGTGCAACTGGGATACCGCAGACCAGATCTGGCTGCAACGGGCGGTCGCATGAAACCTTCACTCTTCAACCTTCTGCTGCGTGGTGGGATGAGTTACCGGGATATAGGTGAAGTATTGGGAATGAAAAAGCACAAGGTTCAAAAGTTTGTTCTGGAGTTAGAGCGTAGGGGTTGGATTGTAGTTAAGCGCCAATTGGTATGTCTTTCAGATGGTTCTACCAGCAATTCAGTAAATGAGTACCGCAGGGGAAAAATATGAAACCTGGCATCTATTACGACATCAGCAACGAAGCTTACCACGCCGGTGACGGCGTGAGTAAATCTCAGCTCGACATGGTGGCGCTTAGTCCTGCACTTCTCCAGTGGTCAAAAGCTGCCCCTGTCGACGAAGAGAAGACCAAAGCGCTCGATATGGGGACCGCGTTGCACTGCATCCTCCTGGAGCCTGCGGAATTCGATAAGCGCTTTATCGTGGCTCCGGAATTCAACCGCCGCACCACCGCCGGGAAAGAGGATGAGGCCGCATTCCTGCGCGATGTAGCTGGCATGGGCATGACGGTAATGACCAATGAGCAGGGCCGCAAGCTGAACATCATGCGCGACAGCGCTATGGCCCACCCGGCGGCGCGCTGGATGCTGGAAGCGGAAGGGTATAGCGAGGCGTCTATGTACTGGACAGATCCGGAGACAGGCGAGTTATGCCGTATTCGCCCTGACCGCTACCTGAGACAGCTCCCGGTGATCGTTGATGTGAAGAAAGTCGCTGATATGGAGCGATTCTCCAGGCACGTCGAAGAGTTTCGCTATCACGTGCAGGACGCGATGTATCGCGAAGGTTTTAAGCAGGTTACAGGCGAATCACCTGGGTTCTTTTTCATTGCAGTGAGCGAAACCATTGATTGCGGTCGCTACCCGGTACGCGTGTTTGAACTTGATGCGCAGGATATCGACACCGGGCATGCGCTGTTCCGCCGCGATCTGAATACTTACCACGAATGCCGCATAAATAACGAATGGGGCGGAGTTGAAACCATTAAACGCCCTGAATGGGCCCGTAAACAGGATGCATTTTTATGAACGAATTAAGCCTTACCACAAATGCTAATGCCACTGTCGGCACGGCGGCGGCAATTTTCAGCCCGGAAGGTATGAATCAGCTCGTTCGCTTCGCTGAACTGATGGCACAGAGCAAAGCTACCGTTCCGCAGCACCTTGCAGGTAAGCCTGCTGACTGCCTGGCTGTGACCATGCAGGCCGCGCAATGGGGCATGAACCCGTTTGCAGTGGCGCAGAAAACACACGTAGTCAACGGAACGCTGGGCTATGAGGCCCAACTTGTTAACGCAGTGGTCTCATCATCCAACCTGCTGTCTACGCGCCTTGATTATCGCTGGGATGGCGACTGGTCGAAAGTAAACGGAAAGACAGATAAATCGCCGTCACTGACAGTTACTGTGTCAGCAACCATCAAAGGCGAGTCCGCTCCGCGTGAATTGACGATCAGCATGGCACAGGCCGGGGTTCGTAACTCTCCACTTTGGGAGCAGGATCCACGCCAGCAACTGGCATATCTGTGCGTCAAGCGCTGGGCGCGCCTCCATGCGCCGGATGTACTGCTTGGCGTCTACACCCCAGATGAACTGGAAGAAACGCGCCCACGTGTTGAGCGCGACATTACGCCGGCTACGTCGGCGGCCAGCATCAATACGCTGATCAACAAAAAGCCTGAATCAGACGTTCAGGAGCACCAGTCGCGCAAAGATGAGCGCAGCCAGGACGACATTCTCAAGTCATTTACCGAGGCCGCAAGTCAGGCTGAAAGCGTCGAAAAACTGGAACTTATTTTCAACGGTGGCGTGTGGCCGGACGGCAAAAAACGCCCTGGCGCTAAAGATGCGCTGACTGATCAATGGCTGGAAATGGCATCTGACGTTTACGAAGTGCGAAAAAACGAGATGCTCGACATCCCAATGTAATCACTACCGCGGCGCAGGGCGCGCCGCTTTTTCTGAGAGGTAACTATGGAAAAGGCACTTGGTAAAAAAGAACTGCTGGCAGTGGTTCCGCTGTCGATGAGCACCATCGAGAAGCTGGAAAAGGAAGGTAATTTCCCTAAACGCTGGTTCATCACTGATAAGCGCTGCGCCTGGAACGCTGACGAAGTCCGCAAATGGCTTGATGAACGTCAGGCTATGGGCGCCGTGGAGTTTCGTGGAAAAAAGCCGCCGGTGGAAAAAAGAATCTACCGCCCGGCGAGTAACGCGGCATGAAAACCGTAATCCGTCACTTTGAAAAATGGTCAGGCTGGTACTGGTGCCTGACTGCTCTTTCCGCCTGGCTTGTGCTGCTGGCGGTCATTGTCAGAGAGGGTTGGATCCGATGAAAAGCAATGCGTTTAACCAGAAATTTATTTGCAGTCGCCGCCTGGAAAACACGGTTGCGGTGACGCCGTTAGCCATGCAACTCGAAAAGAAAGCGCTGGAATATGAGATGGCCGGGAAATTCCGTGTCGCGTCTACCTACTGGCTGAAATGCCTGGATGCTGCGCAGGGCGATACAGAGCGCGCACGCATTGCGATACGTAGTGATCAGTGCATCACCCTGGGGATGGGGCTTCGCCGAGGTGAATACAGCGGCATCTGCAATCGCGGGGTTGTTTATGACTAGCCCGCACGACAACATCACCGTCGGAAGAGTGACGCTGGTTTATTCCGTGCGTCGCCGTGGGTGGGTAACTCCGGCAGGCCTGGTTATCAAAAATCCGATTAAAGCTCAGCTTATCGCTGAACGGCTGAATAGCTCACAGGGGCGTGCGGCATGAAAGAACGTGGAATGATTTTCAACTCAGAAATGGTGCGCGCCATTCTCGACGGTCGTAAGACGCAGACGCGGCGGATCGTAAAATCCGACTGTATGGATATTGGTGAAAAGGATGATGGCACGCTTTGGCCGTGGCGAGAACACGATAACGGCGGCGACTACTGGTATCCGTGCCCGTTCGGCGCAGTCGGCGATCGTATTTGGGTGCGCGAGACGTGGGCAGAGGCAGGAGCCAGCGCGCCGGAACTCAAGCTCTATCGCGCGAATTACCCTGAGCATGTTCCATCGCATTATGAAAACGTACCGCCAGTTGACGAAATTCGCTGGACACCTTCTATCCACATGCCGCGTTGGGCCAGCCGCATCACGCTGGAGATTACTGGCGTGCGGGTTGAGCGACTGAACGCTATCAGCGAGGAAGATGCCATGTCAGAAGGTGTCGGCCACCTCTATAAATATGACGAGTCGAAACCTATTCCTAAAGGTGCCAAACGCCGCTTTGCTGAATTGTGGCAGTCCATTTACGGCGAAGAAAGCTGGCAGGCTAACCCATGGGTTTGGGTAATCACGTTCAAACGTGTTGAAGGCGGTGCAGCATGACCGGGAAATACACTCTGATTTATGCCGATCCTCCATGGCAATATCGCGACAAAGCGGCCGACGGTGACCGCGGCGCCGGGTTTAAGTATCCGGTGATGAGCGTGCAGGATATCTGCCGCATACCAGTATGGGAACTGGCTGCTGAAAACTGCCTGCTTGCCATGTGGTGGGTGCCGACTCAGCCAGTCGAAGCGCTGAAAGTTGTCGAAGCCTGGGGCTTTCGGCTGATGACCATGAAGGGGTTTACCTGGAATAAGTGTGGAAGCCGGCAGACTGACAAACTGGTAATGGGTATGGGCCACATGACCCGCGCCAACAGCGAAGACTGCCTTTTTGCTGTGCGAGGAAAATTACCTGAACGCATTGATGCCTGGATCATTCAGTCTTTCACCGCGCCGCGCCTGGCGCATTCTCAAAAGCCCGATTGCGTACGAGAAAAACTGGTGAAGCTGCTTGGTGATGTCCCACGGATTGAGCTTTTTGCTCGCCAGACTTCACACGGGTTTGATGCATGGGGAAACGAATGCCACTCACCAGCATTGCAGCTTCTCCTGGCGTGCGCTGTTGATGTCGTTAAAACGGTGGCAGCATGAATCGCACTGACGCAGATCGCTATGAGGAGGAAAGCGTAATGCGTGCTGGCGGCATAGGGATCAGCAAAGCGTTAATACCGGATTATTCGCTTACCGAAATGCTTACTGCGGTGCTGTGCAATGCGCCGCTGGCACCAACTGACAACCAGGGGAGACTGCGCAATGAGCCAGAAACGCCCGTTGCATGAACTGCAACAGCAGATTGATCCGGCGGTGCTCAACGCGGCCGCCGATGAGTACGCCGACCTGATGCTTACCATGTGCCTGTGCATGAAACTGGCCGGGCCGACACGTGCAAATGTCCGCGCCTGTGCGCTGGCGTTAAAGCAACGCCTTGTGACATGTCACAGCAAGCAGTCGCTTGATTCCATCCTGAATAGTTGGGACCCGGTCGGCCAGTTCATGAGTATGCGCCGGGAAGTCAACAACGCGTCCGCCAAATATGGCGAACCAGCAGATACTTTTATGTGAGGTTTGTATGAAACTTAAAGAAATTTTGGTACAGAAATTGCCTAAAATGGGAGGGTGGCCAGAAGATGTGCATGCACTGGTGCAGAACAGCAGTGGGTGCGTTTATCAAGCTGGATGGGGTGAAAATTTATATATTTTACGACTGGCTGATGATTGGATGGATGCAGAGGTCACCCGCGAGCAATACGAAGCAGCACTCGCAGCATCGCAGAAGGTTGAGTGGGATGGCAGTTACCCCATCAAACCAGGAACCGATGTTGATGTTCATTTCGATGGCGATGATTCCCGTGTATGGACTGAATTCAGGGTTGAATACATGCGCGGCGATGTAGTGGTGCTTCACGATTATCGTAGTGATGATGTTGGTGCATATAGCAATAGACGCCTCAAATTCCGCCCCATCCGCTCAGAAGCCGACAAGAAGCGCGATGAAGCAATCAGAGCAATGCATGAATTTACGACTATCAAAAATAGTGAAATTATTCGCTCGGTCAAATGTATTTACGACGCCATCGCAGCCGGTAAAATCCACGGCGTCCGCATTGAATAGCCGCCACTGGCGGCTTATTTCCCTTCCATCCACTTCTCAAACTTGAGCGGGGAGAACGGCACCAGATCGGTGTGCTCCCCCGCTATCCAGGCATCAACCATATCAGCCCATTGCTGCAGCATGTAGGTGCGACCATCTGCATATTCCGCCCGGTTGTACACCGCGCGGACACCGCCCTGCTCATGCGCCAGTGCTTTCTCTATCCAGTCAGACGGGAACCCAGCTTCGTGCAACAGCGTGCTCCCGGTGCGCCGGATATCGTGCACAGAGAAGTCACCCAGTTTGTAGCCTGCGGCATTGGCCGCCGATATGGTGGCTTTAATGAGCCGGTTCAGTGCGCTACCAGAGACGGGTTTAACCAGCGTGTAGCGTCCTGGCACGATAAACTCACTGCCACCTGAGCACATTTGCAGACCGATAATCAGATCCTGCGCCTGACGTGAAAGGTAAACAACGTGCTCCCGCCCTGCTTTCATCCTCCCGGCCGGGATAGTCCACGTCCATTTCCTGAAATCTATCTCGCCCCACGTGGCATTAGTGAATTCAGCTTTCCTGACCAGCGTCAACATAACCAGTCTGACCGCCATTTTTATGATGTCAGTAGAGCCTACGGTATCCATAGTGCGGAAGAATATGCCGATCTCTTCCGGCTTAAACATGCGTTCGCGCGGTTTAAAGACGGCAATGGAGGAAGGTTTAATGTCGGCGGCAGGGTTAACAAAGCCATAACCACGGTCATTAGCATGACGGTACACGCTGTTGATTATCTCTCTGACCTGTACCGCCGTTGCCCGGCCTCCACGATCGACCAAGCGGTCGCATAAATCACGTACCATCCCGGCATTAATTTCTGTCATGAGCTTATTACCGAGAACCGGTAATACGTCTCTTTCGATTACAGACTGTTTCATGGCGCGAGTGCTGTCTGCCAGCGACGCATAGGCCATATACCTGTCGGTATGAATCCTGAAGCTTTCCGTACCCCGTATTTTATTGATACCGTCGCGTTTGGCAGCGGCAGGCGACCGGCCTGCATTGAGCGTTTTCTTGGCAGCAATGAGAGCCTCGCGGGCCTCCGCCAGGGTAATACCGTCAGGACCGTACTTTCCAATCGTCAGCGTCTCCCTGCGCCCGTTAATGCGGTAGTCGTAGCGGAACGAGACAGTGCCAGATGTGAGAACGGCTACATAAAGACCGTCCCTGTCTGTGACCTTGTAAATTTTGTCCTGCGGCTTGAGGTTTTTTAGTTTTGTATCGGTCAGCATGATTCACCCAAAAAGCATCCGTATTTTTACGTGATGAGAGTATACCTTTTAGGTAATACCGTCACCTGTGCCGTCAAAAAATGGTGCATAGAGTAAATAGATACTGTGAGATATAAAGAAAAACCCACCGTGTAAACAGTGGGTTATAGATGAAAGTTAATAGATAATACGTGATAAAATCAGGCTGTTGCTCATCCCCTGTGCATCTAAGACGACGGCGACGGGGTTGCCAACAAACGGGGTATCCGTAAAAACATCTGCGATGACATAACGTCTTTTCAT